GTACATCATGGAGCTATCGAGTGCTATATCGCTTCCTAGGCTCATTCCTACGCACATCAAAACCCTAAAAGATTTATCCACTCGCAGAAAGATTGCAGACCTGAGCAAGCATATCAGCACTATTGCCAACGATACGCTGACTTACACCGGTGAAACCGCAATTGAAAAGGTGCAGTCACTGGTTTCTGGTCTTGATAACACAACGACCCAGCAAGCAACTTTGAGCGTCGAAGCGATTGCTGTAGATGTGCTGACTGACATCATTGACCGCCACCAAAAGATTCATGCCGGTATTGAAGTCAAAGCGGGGGTAAAGACGGGTTTTATTGAACTGGATAACAAGCTGGACCGCATTGACCGTACCGATCTGGTGATTATCGGTGCACGTCCTTCGATGGGTAAAACCACATTGGCCCAGAACATCATGCTCGACCTTGCTGTAAATCAGGGTGAAGTGGTGTTGTTCATGTCTGGGGAGATGTCGAAAGAGCAGATCATGGAGCGAATGATTTCGGGCCTTGGTCAGATTCCATTAAAGCAAGTCCGTTCTGCTGTATTTGATGAGGAAGGCGCAGGTTGTATTTATCGCGCTGTCGACACTTTGAAAAAATGCCCGATCTTCATCAATGACAAGGCCTCTCCAAGTCTGGCCGATATTCGCCGTGAAGCTCGTAAGGTTCAGCAAAAGACTGGTGGTCGATTGAATGCCATCGTGGTTGATTATCTTCAGATCATGACCCCACCTGAGAAAACAGGAAACAAGGTGCAGGAGATTGGTGACATTTCATGGGGCCTTAAAAAGATTGCCAAGGACTTTGGTTGCCCAGTGATTGCCTTGTCACAGCTCAACCGATCTTTGGAGCAGCGACCAAACAAGCGTCCAGTGATGTCAGATATTCGTGAGTCAGGCGCTATTGAGCAAGATGCAGACATCATCATGTTTATCTACCGTGACGAGGTTTACAACAAGGATTCAAAAGAAGCAGGCACAGCGGAAATCATCATTGGTAAGGCACGTAACGGATCAACTGGAACGGTTCGCCTGGCGACTGATTTAGGTCGGGCCACTTTCTGTGATTTGAGTCCTGAATATTACACGCAGTTGCAAATTGTTGGGCAAAGCGCAGGGGGTGGGGTGTGAATGATTACCTAGAAATGAATCTTAAGCAGCTTCAAAAAGAACATGCCGAGCTGCTTGCCTTTAATGAAAAGCTAGACCGTGAGCGTAATGGATATCGCAAAGATGCTCGTAAGTACGCCAAGAAAGTGCAAATGATTGCAAGCCTATTCGTTGTGCCGAGTGATGACCATGAATTAACGCTTAAGGCCATTAAGACGATTGTGGAACGGGTGGGTGAAGCATGAAAGACCAAAACGATAATAAGACCGTGGATTGTTTCAGCACTCGCCACGCGGTCAAACAAGGTGAGCGACTTGTGATTGTTTTAAGGGGGGTTATCGAAAAGAGAGGCAGAACAAGTGTGCTTGAGGTCAAGCAGTGGATTGGAGTCTCAGAGCGAGCAACCTTGACTTTTATTAGGCAGCTCATGGCTGAAGGATATTTAGAATCAAACAGCTCAAAACCATTAAGCCTAAAAGCAACCGACAAAGCTAAACAACTATTTGGAGTGCAGGGATGAAAAAGCGCAATAAGAAATATAACCCGAACAAGTTGGTCAATCTGGTGCAGCGTGAATCGCAAAAGCCTTATGAGCTTTGGATGAGTTTTGAAGCCGTGGAAGTGGAAGAAGCTTGTCAAAAATACAATGCGATAGGTTTAACCAAGTCAGAAATCATCAACAAGATTTACGCGCTGCATGATGGCGATCTGATCGTGCCGCTGATTAACGACCTGACCAAAGATGCTTATGAGTTTTTTGTGGGGATTGACTCGTATTACTACCACGAGGATGACCCGAGCAACATTATCGATGATGCGCGTCAGTTTGAATTGCCAGTGATGAAATGGGATGAATTCCGTGTTGGTGGTAATCCAGATTTAAAAATTGTGGATGGCGACATCAAGCGCAGATGGAAAGGCATTAGTGAAGAAATGGATGACATTCACGCTGAATATCGGAAGAAGGGCTACAAGCTTTTCAAGAGCCTGACTTACATCAAAACAGAAGTGATTTTCAAGGATATTGAGGCCTACAACATTTTCAAAGCTGAACGGGTGGTGCGGGGAATGTGCCGCAAGTATGAATTGCAGGGAGCAGCAGCATGAACTTAATCAAAAAATTAGGATTGGAAAAGTGTAAGCAGATTGTGGATAGGGCACCGGAGCATTCGTATGCGGTAGTTCCTTGCTTAGATGGTGAGATGTATTTCGCTCAAAGAGAGGATGGTAAGTGGTTTCGGTATAGCGATGGATACCAGAAGTGGCTTGAGTATTGGGGCAAGTGCGACCCAATGGATGTGGCAATCAAACTGGCCGATATTAAATCTGAAATTGATCATCACTATTACGGTCGCAGCGAAGCGGAAGAATTGGCTGCCTATGTGGAGCTGGGCCAAGAAAAAATCGAAGGTGGTGCCATGTTTGTGGGTGACAACTCCAAGGTCGTGCAGATGATCCGAGATATTACTGACCATTGCAGCGATATCAAAAACCACATTAGCCCGAATACGAAGGTGATTGAGAGATGAACATAAATAACCCATTTAATGTTGGTGATCATGTGATGCATAACGTGGAGATTTGGAAGCAACCAACAAGCATGCTCACTGTGACGCATGTTAAAAAATTTGCGGTTGCTGCAATAGATGATAGTGGAAATAAGTTTGTTGGAAACTTTGGGTGCTTTGATTTGATTAAAAGAGGGGCTAATGCGTAGAGCCGCAAAGGTTGATGCAAATCAGACTGAAATTGTTAAAGCGTTACGTCAGGTTGGGGCAAGTGTTCAGTCACTTGCTTCAACTGGCAAAGGTTGTCCAGATCTACTGGTAGGCATTCGGGGATTAAATTTCTTGATTGAAGTGAAGGATGGGGCAAAACCTAAATCAGATAGAAAACTTACACCAGACCAGGTGGTATGGCATCAGACATGGCGAGGCCGTGTTTATGTGGTTGAGAGTGTGGAACAGGCATTAGAAGTAATTAGGGTTTGAGGGTGGATGGGATGGCTTTAGTAAAAACTTGGGATAAAGAAATTAAAGGCAAGTTGTGGGCTGTTGGGGATATTCACGGCTGCTACAACCTGCTTATGACTCGACTTAAAGAAATTGGCTTCGACTTTGAAAATGATTTGTTGGTTGCGGTTGGTGATCTGGTGGATCGAGGTACTCAGAATGAAGAATGTGTAAGCCTGATTGATGAGCCATGGTTTACATCCGTAAAGGGTAATCATGAAGATTTGGTCATCATGGGTGATGTTAATCGCTCTTACTTCAATTGCCATATTCAAAATGGTGGTGAGTGGTTTTATGACCTGGATTATCAGGTGCAGCGCGAAATCATTAAAAAATTAAAAACACTGCCGATTGCATTAGAGATTAGCCACAAGGGTAAAAAGTTCGGTTTTGTCCATGGTCATATTGAGCAGAATGACTGGGATGAGTTTAAGGATGAGCTTAATAATTTTGATAAAGCTCAACACATTATTGATCACAAGCGCTTCCCAACAGAATTAGCCATGTGGGGCCGCGAGCGCCTGAATGATGATAATTCGCAATATACCCATGTAACAGGAGTTGATGCGGTAATCATGGGGCATACGGTAACCCAGAAGCCATGCAAGCGCGATAACTGTTACTGGATTGATACCGGTGCAGTGCATTGGGGAACAATGACAATTTTAGATTTAAGCAAGATTTAAGAGGGAATAGGGATGAATGCGATGGTTAAGGTAGAAGTGATGGATTGGGATCGTTTTAGTATTGAAGATTGGCTTAAGCAGTATGGGGCATACATCCAGATTTCACGTATGAAGTCTGGCCATCAGCCGGATTCTCTTGGCGTAAATCAAATATACTGGCTGATTCTTGAAAATAACAAAGGGGTGGCACCACGTAAGGACCAGATCATTTGCAAGATTAATGATTTTGAAGCTGAGCAGGTGCGGAAATTGATTGTGGATTTTAAGAAATCAACGACTGTTTGTGCTTCAGCAAAGGTGGCTGTGCAGTTGTTTATAGAGAAGAATGTGAGAGGGATGTCATTAAGCCAGATGGAGAAAGAATTTACCTTAAGTCGAAGCTCAATTAACAATATGGTTTTTGCAGGAAGTTACTATCTGGTAGGTCATGACAAAAGACTTCGCTTAAAATGATTAAATAACTTGCGTTTAAATGTGAATATGCTATTTTGTGTTATAAGTCACCGAAGTGTAAGTAATTCACTTTGATTGACAAAGAAGCTCGCCAAATGGTGGGCTTTTTGCATTATGGCGGTTTCATTAATTTCTAGTGGTTTTTAAATTAATGCCGCCACCCAGATTCAGGAGATCCACATGCTCCAATTCCTAAAGCGCCTATTCTGCTTTCATCGCTACGATTACGAGTCTGATATTTTTATCCAGATCGAATGTCGTAAGTGTGGCAAATGGCTGGATGAATAAACCCTTGTCACTTCGGTGACTTTAGCCGAACGGATTACGGCAAACAGAACCCCACTCAATATGCATTATTGGTGGGGTTTTTCTTTTCTTATTTGAACTATCCGGAAATACCGGAAGGTTGGTTGTATGGACATCATAGAAGCAAAACGGAATTTAGAAGTTCTGGAAAAGAATCGTAGTCGCTTAATGAATTACAACCATCTGTATTCAAGCTATGCATTTAAAGAAATGTGTGGTGCTGAACTTCGCAAAGTAAATAAGCAGATTCACAGCATAGAAGAACAATTAAATGCGCAACCACAAAAGACTCGCAGCAATCAGAAAACTGCCATGCATTCGGTGCGGTAATCCCAATAGTCAGGCTGCTCATTCAAATAGTGCTAAGCATGGTAAGGGTAGGTCGATTAAAAGTTCAGATCAGTTCACGGTTCCGCTATGTCATTCCTGCCATTTCCAGTTCGATACTTTCCAATTGGGTAACCGGGTAGAAAGTGAAGAGATGTTTGATCAGTGGTTGGTGAAAGTGAATCGGATGTTGGTGATGGAAGATAGAGAGGTGTTTTGATGTACGAGCAGATACAGGCAAATAAACCTCAAGGTGCTACCCACTGGCAAGCTGGAGTTTATTA